AACCGTGACTGAAACCATAAACTCAATTGACTATAGGACAGGATGGGAATACTCAGTAACAGGCGTAGGGGTAGAGAACAATGGGGCACCACTCAACCCAGGCGTAAATTCAAGTCAGGTACAAATAACACCGTCAATCGGAAGTACCGGAGCAAACGACGGGGCAACCGGAGTATTGACGAGCTCATTCGACTCACTGGATCTATCCAGTTCAGGAAGTTATACGATATCAGATCCTGGTGGAGCCTTTCAATTTTCCCAGAGCTATCAAGGGCCCGGGATGACCAACCAGACTATCATACAACGCACCACTACAATAGAAAGCGTAACCGATACTACAAGCATCTTTACCCAGTAGGTACATTAGTACTATCGTTATTAAGTCCGACGGCCGCATTAGCAGAATCTGTAGGTGGTGTCTCTGCTACTGCTAACCCAATAGCAAACTCATCTGGTTCAGTAACAAACCAAGCTATCCAGGTCTTACAAGGTCCTTATATAACTAACACCTACGGGAATCAGATTAGTTGTCAAGGACCCACTTTTAATGCGACTCCTTATATCCAGTACAGTAACTCCTGGAAGGATCCATTTGAGAGAATGTACAGACAACCACAATATAATAACAATGACTTTACAGGACGTACTACTACTCAAACTGTTACTGTAAAAAACTATCCTTGGTATGATGGAAAGAAAAGAGGTCCTAATAATGCTGATGGAACGATGGGAGATATCATCTATCAATCAGATGGTGTTACACCTCAAACCATTGAAGAAAATTGGTATGATGATAGTGTAAAGACCAATCCTGATGGAAGTATAATGATGGATGATAATGGAACTGCTAATGATACTTCTGATGACACTCCAGTTCGTTACTTCCCTGATGGTTCAGACATGCAAATTGAAATGGATGTAGATGGTCCTGATGGAGTACCTGATAATCCAGGTCAAGTTGTCTGGGAAAAACCAGTTCGTACTGATATGGTTGCTAATAATAGTTTTAATGTTGGTCTCTCTGCTACTCTATCCTTTCCACTTGATGGAAAATTACAATCACTCTGTAAGCAAGCAGCACAAACACAGATAAATCAACAACAACAAATCACTGCTAACAAAAGATTAGACTTTGAGATAGCTCGTCTGAAGAACTGCGGGGAACTTATGCAAAAAGGTATAATGTTCCACCCTAGGAGTCCTTATGCTGCTATCTGTGCGGATGTGGTAGTAACTACACCTCCCGGAACTCTTATGCCTCATAGTCATAATCTACCGAGACCTACTTTCCCTGAAGTTTCCGCGCGGCCCTCACAGCCTCAGTTAATTCCCGCTGCTTCAAAATCTTCTCCCTCGTCGAAAGAACAGGAGGTTTCTTCTTTAGGATCTTCTCTTTTACGAAACCCATCGCCTTCTTTATTACCGGCTTCACAACCTTTAGAAGAAGGTCAGCAAGGGGCTTTGCTAGGAGGGCCGATCCAGTTGCGACTGCCGCAATTGTCGCCGTAGTAGTTACAACTTGAGGTGTTGGGAGAAATGCTTCTACTGCTCCAATATCCTCATACAAAGTAACACATATCTTCTCACCATCAGGATTCCTAGGATCTCTTTGTAGTTCAAACCCTGAGACCTTCTCTTTCATATTCTGTGCTACATCTCCTATGCGAGGTGCCATAGGACCAGGACAAGGAGGATCTTCTGCTGTCTCTCCAGATGTCTTAGGAGGATCAGGAGAGCCTGGTGCTTTAGGTGGTGCTGGAGGATCTCCTGTATCTACACCACTATCAACATTCGGTGCATCTTTATAAAATGTTTCCCACTTTAATCTATTAGCTTCATAATTTGGTGGAATGAAATTTGGCATTCCTGAATCACATAAAACGGTATTACCTTTAGGGTCATTATCTACTAACTGCTTATTTCTATTCCTACTTCTAGCATTCTCCTTATGTGTCTCAACACATCCAGGCATATTAACAATAGGAGATCCCACATTAACAACAACAGGAGGTCCTAAATGGGTTACATTAGGAGGTGTAACCGTCCATACACGAGCATTATTATTATTAGCAATTCTAGTATCAGAAACTTTTATTGATTGAGTGGATATATTACTAACATTACCTATATTAACATTACCAATACCAACCAAAGGTATTTCAGCATTATTAACAGTTACATTACCAATGTCAGGAATCATTGTCTAGATGGAGTTTCCTCTCGATAATCCTTAGATGGATCTTTCTTTGATCCTTTTACAGGTCCTGTGTTCTCTGGCCATGCATCCCAAAATGCTCTCCTAACTTCTTCTCTTACTATCATTCTAAGTTCAGTTACTTGTGCTTCTGCTCTCTTCTCTGGACCACCTCTCATCTTATCAATCTGATAGTTACCACCTACCACAGAACCAGTTCCTACAACTGCAGCTGCTGTTCCATAAGTAGCAATCTTTTGTATGTCCATTACTTTTTCTTAATCCATTCAGGAGGTTCTTTGCCAGTCATATCACTATAATTTTCACCTAACCAATTAGATCTAGACATTGCTGGGTGAAGTATATTTGTAAAGTATTCTCTATGCTCTTCTACCTGTTTAGCAGTCTTTGCAAAACCAAAGTCAGTTACTTCCACCAATCCAAGTCCCGCCATAGCAACAGCAATCACTGCACCAGCACCAGCAACCCACTTCTCAAGTTGACGAATCCTACCCTTTAACCTTTCAGTCTCTTCACCCATGAGACGTTTATTATCCTCTTCAAGGTCTTCAACCTTTGTCTCTAAGGATTTAATTCTTTCATTTTGCTCTCGCTGAAGAGCATGATAGTCATTACCTTCGGGCATAGTTAACCCTCAATTAAAGTTCCATGCGCTCGACGAATCTCACGAAGTGCTTCAAGATCCATATTCTTAGTTCCACCATCATAAGCATGTGCATATCCTTCAGTAATCATTTGCTCGTTGAGGGACACAGTTGACTCGCCCACATATAACCAGCCCAGAAGCCTCCCATACTTACCGACCCCACCAACAAGTTCAGTCCTAATAGTGAGCTCATCATCACCAGCCAAAGTACTTTCCAATTTCTCTTTGAGCCAATTGGTTGCATCGACTCCAAGGGCCTTCTCCTCTAAATTTCTAGTACGTTTCTCTGGAGTATCTACACCAGCTATACGAACTCTTTCTTTTTTGAAAAGGTCGAATCCTAGATCAATGAGAACATCAATCGTGTCTCCATCTAAGACTTTAGTTATCTCCGTGACCCGGAAATTGTAACAACTTTTTCTGCTTGGGGGTGTCAGCGCTCCCATAGTCAATCTCCAGATCTGCTAGTGCACTATTTATAGAATCAGAAGGGTCAGTCCATTGTTGTTCTGCTCTCCAATTCTTCATCATATTAATCCACTTTTCGGCAGCGTAACTATTATCTGGTAATCTATATGGTCCTCTAAAAGGATTCTGTGCCTCTTGTGCTTTAAGTTGAAGAGGGAAGATTAACAGAAGTGTCAGAAGAATTAATCGTGTCATCACTCATCTCAATATAGGATGTTCTCATTATATAGTAGATAACCCACCCTGTACCAGTTAATAATAGACCCATGGCGTACATAACGCCCCAAACTACTTCTTCCATTTTAATGACCTCGGTATCTGTGTGTGTTGTATAGTGAATCGTTGCAGAAAAATAAAATTGGTGCCAACATGAGTATGCTTCCTGCTTGAAGAAACATTACATGTGCACTAATAAAGTGCGCGAATTGTAATATCATTATTTTAAGGCAGAAAAAAGACTACCTTCTACTAAAATAGAATCTATCTTATTCGGATGAGAGTGTAGATATGGTACGTCGTGTACTGCCTGATTTCTGGCTTGAAATGCATCATCTGCATACTCACAAATGCTTTGATGATTCTGTGTTTCGTCTAGATACTGAACCGTATAGTGGGACATGATAGTTTCAACTCCACGTTACAGTAATATTTATTTTCTTAATAGGTATTATTAACTATTATTATGTGGGTTTCATGACTCAATGTTCATTTCACAATCATTCCTTTGGAGTCATCTTATAGGCACCAAATACTGCGCCACCCACTAAAGCTACGACAATAAAAATTTCCATTTGATACTAAAGCAAAGTATAAGATTATATATCACAAAAAGTTAATTCCACCGAACACAAAGCAACTCAAGACTATTATCCGTCATTTCCCACTCTTCCGCAACCTCAAATCCCTCTTCCTTAACAGTATTGTACAAAGTCATTCGAGCATACTGTTGAGTTACTTTGTCGATAAATCTACTTACAGGAACATCAAGATCCCAAGTATCAAGTTCAGCAACCAACTCATAGTTGCCTGTATTTTTATTCAAACGAAATCCAATATCATTTCTAATCGCAACCTCTGCAAGAAATTCTGGATGCTTCTCTGCATGGGTGGGATTATTAATAACCAACTGTTGATTCTCCTGAACATTATGTCCCATCAACTCTAGCGCTTCAATAAGATATGGTCGTTCTTTAATTTTAGTCTTTATAGTAGTGAAGTGCGACATTAGCATCCCTCTGAATCGTGTGTAAACTCTTGAATAGTTTCTTCTAATTCCAATCGATTTGCAACTTGATAATATTCAGCCTTATGCTCTACCCTTTCAACTACACCCAACCTTTCCTCAATTTTTTTGGTAAGATTTTCACACTCATTTCCAACAACACCCATAACTTCCTCAGTTACAGTGCCATCTTGCCTAATAGTAAACTTAATAGATTGTTGTGCCATTTGTTACATCATCACATATGTTATATATGTCACTAATTCCACTCTCTTTTTAACTGCCTAACATCAGAGACACCATAAATTGCCTTACATCTCTGTTCAGCATCTTGTTTTAAATTAGATCCACAAATAAATTCTACTTTAGTTAATCGATTTGATTCTAGCAAAATATATGCTGACCATTTAATGTCTTTCACAGGTCTAGTAGGTATGTCTTTTACAAAGTATGTAGAACTATATGGTGGCCATTCCATCATATTAAGTTCAACTTTGTTTTCTCTTATAGCAAAATTGCTCCAATAATAAATCCTTTAGCAAATGAAATACACACTACCTGATAATCAGATAGTCCCCATTTTTCTTGACATTTTTTGATGAGATTTTTATCCCATTCAACTACTTTATCGAAATACTTTTTCATTTTAGGTACTTTTGAATAACATCTATTTGGTCTTGATATTTAGCAATCATGTTGATCTCTTCTTCAATTGCATCCATCACATTTGAATGCTCACCTATACCTACTGGATTAGTAAGATAGATTTCTACATTCGCTTTATGTTTAGCAATGTCACCCTGAGCATGTGCTAATAAAGCCTTAATCATTTGCTCTCTCATTGTTTTCATCTCCATTTAGAAAGTAGTTTTGAAGATTTGTCCCCATTATCTTTTTCAGGAATATCCCAAGGTTTATCATGATCTAAATCTAACCACCTTGGTAAGTGATCTTTGATCCAATGAAGAATCTTTTTCATTTAATATCCCCTACATTATCTATAAGATCAGGATCACAATCTGCAAACTCTGTTGCCATCTGTCCTCCTATTTGCGCTCCTTGGTCCATACCAAAGACGGTAGCAGCACCAGCAAGCACCCACCCAACATAAGGAATAGAGGTGAGAGTAGTAGCAATAGTGGCACCCATGCTACCGCCGACAATCTTTCCTGTAGACTCTC